AAAGATGGCATTTCNTCAACTGTTCAAGCAGATACTAAAAATACGATTCAAAACGTCATTTCTCCTAACTTAGGTATTATGTCTATCGACGCTGAATTTGTAGATCCAATCACTACTTTTATAGAATTAGGAATTACTTTTGATTTTGATCCAGATTTGACTGGACTAACACTTGACGCTACTCAATCAAATATCAAAACAGAAGCTGCATCATTCTTTAGTACTAACCTTGGAAATTTTAATAGTGTATTTAGAAAATCTCAACTTATAACAGCTGTTGATGCGTTATCACCAGCTATTTTAAATTCTGATATGTCAGTTAAGATTCAACAAGCTTTCATACCAACGTTAATTACTACTGCAAATTATTCACTTAGCTTTCCAGTAAAACTCGCTGCTCCTGACGATGTAAATAGAATATTAACGTCTACACCATTTACGATTAATGGAAATACGTGTATCATAAGAAATATACTTGGTTCAACTTCACTTGAAGTGTTTGATCAAACTGCTGATACTGTTATTTCAGATAACATTGGAAATTATAATGAAGTAACAGGTGTGGTAACTATCACAGGATTTGGTAGTACTGTAACAGCGTTTAATGGATCATCAGTTAAAATTTCAGTTATTCCAGCGAATCAAAATACAATTAAACCACTTAGAAATTATATAATTAAATTAGACGAAGCAATAACATCAGCTTCTGGTACAGTTGATAATCAAAACACAAATACAACGTTGACAATATAAATGGCAATCACTAGTGTAGACAATAATAGACGAAATCCTGTAGTTAAAAGGGCAGATGTTAGAAACACATTGCCTAGTTGGTTTCAGTCAGATAATCCTAAGTTTATTACTTTCATGGAAGCTTACGAAGAGTTTTTAGATAGTGATTCTGGAAAATTTAACTTTCACCAAAAAGTACAAGAAGTGTTTGCTGCTCGTGATATACCAGATACAGATGAAGATTTTTTAGATCAAATAATTGGTGAAGTTGGCAATGGTTTAACACAATCATCTTTTTTTAAAAATCCAAGATTAATGGCAAGATTGCTTGGTAATTTTTATCAGCAAAAAGGAACTAAACCTTCAGCTGAAGGATTCTTTCGAGGTTTCTTTGGAGAAGAAGTTGAAGTCTTATATCCTAAAAGAGATATATTTCTTGTAGGAACAGATCAAATTGGATTTGATTCTCAAAAGAAAATTCAAGACGCAGAGCGTTTTCAAGTATTTTCGATATTAGTTAAATCAGGCATTTCAGTTAGTGACTATGAGTTATTGTACAAACGATTTGTTCATCCAGCTGGATTTCACTTTGCTGGCGATGTTATAGCTTCTGGCGAAGTGTCGTTAACTCCTACAATATCATTACACAATCCTCTAGATTCTGAAGAAGCTGATCCAATCTTTGCAGGTACAGCGTCTTTTGCAACTGGAACTCTATTTGCAGAAACTACTGGATTACAAGATTCGAGTGATGGAGTAACATTTAGAACTAGATTTAATTCTGAAGCAGAAATTGCTCTCTATGGAAATGATTCGGATCTTACTGCAAACTTATTCGTTAAATACTACGATGATATTAAAACACTTCTTAATCCGAACTCGTTTAGATTTGACGATAGTGCTAATAGTGGAAGACCAGATTTCGCAATGACTGTAGAAACCTTGGATAATGATGTATTTACTCGAATTTCATCAGATTCTTCGATATAAATAAGGTAAATAGGATTTAATAAAATGGCAAGACAAAATCTAGGTACAGGCTCATCAGCTAATGATGGAAACGGAGATACTCTTCGTACTGCTGGTACAAAAATTAATCAAAACTTTGTAGAACTTTACCGTCACTTAGGAGGTGGAGATAGTAATAACTTGTCTTCACAAATATCTCTTGAGGATAGTGCAGTAGTGTTTGAAGGTGCTACACCAGACGGCAATGAAATGAGATTAACAACTGTAGAACCGAGTGCAGATAGACAGATTCAATTACCCAATGCAAGTGGTATTGTTACACTCAACGCAGCTACACAAACACTAAGTGGTAAAACTCTTGATGGACCAGTAATTAATTCTGCAAAACTAGGATTACTTCTTGACTCATCTGCTAATGAACTAATTACATTCACGAAAGCTAGTTCTGCAATTAATAACATTTCTGTAGGAAACGCGGCTTCAGGCAATAATCCAACTATCGATGCAATTGGTGGTGGAACTAATTTAAATCTGGAACTTGCTGGAAAAGGCACAGGTTCAGTAGACATTCAATCTAAGCTTTCGCTTAAAGCTGTTACTATAACAGCAAACAGTGCAGCTTCAACAGCAGCTTCTTTTATTATATGTAATAAAGGATCAGCTTTGGCTATTTCTCTAGCAGACGGCACAGTTGTAGGAGAACAAAAAATATTTACAAACAAAGGCGCCGGAGCAGCAACCATAACACCAGCTAATTTCGCAGCTGGAACTAGTTTTGCGATTGCTCAAAATGAAGGAGCAACATGTATCTGGGATGGAGCCAATTGGTTTCTCGTAGGTAATCAATCAGTAACGACGGTGGCGTAATATGACAGCAATTGTAACAGACCCTTTAAAAAGAAAACTAGCAACAGACTTACTTACTGAAATTGGAAGTACTAGTGATAGTAATGAATTCTATGTAGGAATTGGTAAAACAGACACATATGATTCGGCTGATACTACAATCATACCAATTCGTCATACTTTTGAAGAAAGAGTAGCTAGAGGAAATTTAGAATCAGTTAAAAAAGTTACTGCATCTTCAATGGTCATTCCTAGACATAACTGGTCTTCAGGTACGACATATAGCGCATTCAGTGATAAACAAGAAGGGTACCCTTCTAATGCTTACTATGTTCTTACAGAAAACAATGAAGTGTATGTATGTTTGCAACAAAGTAAAGATAACACAGGATCAGCAAATCCATCAACCGTTGTTCCAAATTATTCTGCAGCTAGTGTAAATCAAGTCCAAGCGTTTGAAACATCAGATGGTTATCGTTGGAAACTTTTATATTCTATTAGCGCAGGTGATGCTACTAACTTTTTAACATCTGCATTTATGCCAATTAGTGTAGTTAGCAAAGATTCAGCTTCATCTAATACTACTGAACTACAGCAATTAAATATTCAAAATACATCTACACCCGGTCAAATTGTTGGTGTTGAAGTTGTAGACGGAGGAAATGGTTATACTTCTGCTCCTTCATTAACGTTTCGAGGAAATGGCGCTAGTGCTGCAGCAACTGCAACGATATCAGGCGGTGCTATTGTTAAAGTAGAAATGAATAATGAATCAGCTGGATTAGGTTCAGGATACGATTATGCTTCAGTAAACTTTACAGGTAACGCGACATTGAGACCAATTATCGGTCCACGCGATGGTATTGGCACTAATGCTCTAGCCGATTTGAAATCTTCAAGTGTTATGATAAACGCTAAGCCTAACGGATCAGAATCTGGAACATTTAATATTACAAATGATTTTAGACAAATATCACTATTTAAAAATTTAGATTATACTGACTCAGCCGCAGACGGCGGAAGATTTAGTGGTGTTACTTCTAAAGCTAATCGAAATATGACATTGACTGGAACTATAGCTGCAACAGGATTCGCGATAGACGAAATAATCACTGGTGGAACCTCAGGTGCTACAGCTATTATTGATGAGGTTGATTCAGCCGCTGGTAAAGCTGTAAGATTTCACCAAAATGAAAAAACAAGAAATGGTAACTTTACAGACGGTGAAGCACTAAGTGGAAGTTTAGGCGCATCTGGTACCATTGATAGCGGAAATCTCTTTGGAGTTATCGATATTTATTCCGGAGATTTATTATACATAGAAAATAGAGCACGAATTGTTCGATCTTCAGTACAAACTGAAGACATTAAAGTAATATTGACGGTGTAAAAAAAATGGCAACAGCATTTACCACTACAACATTTGAAACCACGTATAAAGACGATTTTAAAGATTCTGATAATTTTCATCGGATTCTTTTTAATAGTGGACGATCTTTGCAAGCTAGAGAGCTTACACAGATGCAAACCATTATTCAAGAAGAAATTAGTCGATTTGGTACGAATATTTTCAGAGAAGGCGGCAAAGTTAGCGGCGGGAACCTTACTCTTAATAACAGAGAATTTATTAAATTAACATCAGGCGCTTTACCTGCAGATGCTAGTACAGTTGTAAATGAATTATTTACTGATGGCACTGGGATTATAATAAAAATTCTAAAAGTAGTTGAAGAAGTTGGATCAGATCCAGATACTATCTACGTTGAATATACCGATAGATTACAAGGTACTGCTGGACCAACTGTTGTTCGTTGTGCTAATGGTGGTACACTAACTCATAATGGTGGTACACTTGATAATTTAACAATTGCTTCATCTGATGCAACAGGTTTAGGTTTAGAAGCTTCTGTAAGTTCAGGATCTTTTTATATACAAGGTAGATTTGTATTTGTTAAACAACAGTCTGTTATAGTAAGCAAATACACTACTGAAGTTACTAGAGAGCTTGGTTT